GGGTTAAAAGGGTCTGCTACCAATGCCCGCCCTATCCCGTCAATAATAACCTTATCATTTTTATATCTTGATATAGTGATAAGATTTCCAGCCGTCCCACTATTGGAGCAAGTAACCTGTTCAGAATATACACCACGCTTGATGTATACAATATCTCCTGCCGTATCAGCTGCATTAACAGCATCTTGAATACTTCCAAAAGGACTTTCTTCCGAACCGTCTCCACTACCTCCAACAGCCACATAAAAAGTTGCCATGCTATGCACCCCCTATTTTATAGAATGCCTTGAAATCTTTTTGTATATAAAGTCTTTCCGCTTGTGTCAATATACGGTTATACATTATAAGTTCTACAAAATGCCCTGTGTAAAATACACTGTTTGCAGGGTTTCTGCCAATGTACATACCGTTTATATTATTTGTGCTAATACTTGCGGGCGTATTATACGCCGTCCCATTGATGTAAATCTTTGAGCTTGCCCCGTTAAATTCGCATATATACAAATTTAAGTTGAGGTTTGCGCCTGTAATGTCTTGTTGTGTCCCTGCACTCATTCGTACATTTGATGAGGCTATATCTATAAAGTGTCTTTTTGCCCCGTCCTGTGAGTCAATAATCCTACCGTTCCCACTTGTGATACTGTCAACCGAAGCGAGAAATATAATCGTGTTTGGTTGCGCATAGTCACCAATCGCACTACCTAAAGTATCGGGGTTTGTGGTGCGGTCAAAATAAATAGACTTCGCACCCTGTTTTGTTTGTTCTGTCCCTGATATATAAGTTTTTGGCATATTTGCCTGAGTCGCTTGGGTAAAGTCCCTTGCGTTCCCTGATTGGTCGTACCAAGTAGTCACATAACCAGTATTAGCACCCACAAAACTTTTTTCTGTCACTCCATCTACTTTACCAGTACCGAGAAAAGAAATCGTTTGGTTGGTGCTATCGCTTGAGCGTTGCATGATGTAAGCACTTCCAGTATATGCTTTCCTTAGCTTCCTGTTCAGTGATAGGGCACAAACTGCCCCCGTGACTTCATCCAATAGGTGGGCTTTTCTCCCTACATTTGAAACAAAACTAAACATATTATCACCGCCCTACACGTTAAGGGGTACAATATCGACTTGAATCGTTGCAGTTCCACTGTCTTCCGTCGCTACAATTTTACACTGGTCGGAAAGTCCAACGAATAGAAAAGAACCACTTGCACTCATTGACGGAGTTTGCATGAGATTTCCTTGGTTGTCATAAGAATTTACAAAAGTGCCTGCTGGGTTGGATGAATCTTGAACAGTCAAAGTCCATGCTCCCGTACCTGTCAAATATAAATAAACTTTCATTGCATTGAATCCAACAATTGAAAATTCACTTGAGGTTGTGGGGCTTGCTCCTGTTCCTGCTGTAATTACTGTTTGAGTGTCACCTTTTGCAACATACTCCATTTGAGTGATTACAGGCTCTACTGCTGTGTTTTTGATATTTACGCTTATGTCACCTGTACCACTGTCATAAATAGCATCAATAATATCTGCTATATTTATCGTGGTTGAATCCTCTTTTATTCTCCTGCCTGTTTGTGGAGCGTATTTTTCAATATTTACGGTCATTTTTAGCACCTCCAAAACATATTTTTAGATATTATCATGATACCATAAAACTAAGCTAAGGGCAACCTGTTTTTAATCGGCGTTTTATCTGTGATAAGACGCTGAAATAATAATCTATTCCCATTGATTATGTAACGTAAAGCGTCCAAACAATGGTCATATTGCTTTATGGGCACATCTTCGCCCCGTTGTTGCGCCCTGCTATCCCAAGAGTACATATTGAATTCAATTATTGTATGTTTGCACTGCCTTAATACTCGCACCTTATCATTGTCAATCAGGGATGAAAATAATTCAATACCCTTCAAAACCGTATTATCAGCTTGTCTTACCTGTCTTTCTCCTTCTTCGTGTAGCTGCAACATAAAGCCTTTTGCCGAGGGGTCAATATATACGCACTCTCTTTTTACTGGTATACCGTCAACACCGTTCTTTATTTTCCATGCCATGAAATCTTTTGCATACCCTGAAGGACTCTTTTGAATATGTTCGTTTCTTCCTTCGTGATAATATTCGTCAAGTATATACAGCACACCATCCGAACCCAGCCCCAACAAAATAAAAACTGTGGCATTTGATTGACCGTAGTCAATACCTATCCATTTTCTTTGTATTGTAACCTCTAAAGGCACTCTATCAATTATCATGTCCCTGCTAAACATCGAGTATATAATACCTTCGGCCATTACCCAGCGACCAAGGATAAACCGCTCATAAAATACACCTGAGAACATCCTTTTATACCTATCTTTTACACCCATACTCAGCGAAGGATTATCGTCAAGCTCAAAATGTACATGAAGCATAGATTTTTCTTGCCTTTTATCTAACCACTCAGTTTTCATAAAGTGGTATGGGCTGTCTGGGTTGCAGTTGAACCAAAGTTTTGAACCTTCTACACTACAGCGGGCAACGGCTTGGTTTACAAAAGATTCAGGCATTAGTACAACCTCATCAAAAAAGAATCCTGCGCACGTTAGACCCTGCACCAAGTCTTGACTGGCTTCATCCTTCCCGCCAAATATGTAGAAATAGTTTTCAACATCTCCCTTAGATACCACAAGTAGGTTGTCGCTCCTTCTATCTTGTAGTTTATATCCTCTCAGCAACAAAATGATTTTAAGTTTGAATAATACATTTCTGCGAAAGGAAGCTATAGTTTTCCCTGCCATACCAAAGGTTTCAAACTGAAAGCTCTCCATCGCCCAAATAACGAACGATAAACTCATAATGATAGTTTTACCAGCCCTGACGCTTCCGTCTGCTATAATGCCGTCGTAGTGTCTCACAGGACTTTCAGGTAGCCACCAAGTAAGCACCTTCTTTTGTTTCATAGAAAAAGGAGTGAATTTGAACCCAGCACGTTTACTCATTGGTTTCAACCTCCTCCCACACTACATCAACACTACCCTTCAAAGCCTCTATAAACCCGTCTGACTCACTTTCATCTGGGGTAGTAATCCATCTATTCCGTTCAATTTCTAACTTCTCATTTTCAATCCTGATACGCTCTGTCTCGTAAGGGGTCATATAGGTGATTCGATGTAACAATGTGATAGCACTTATTTTATCCCGAGTATTGTCAGACTCTCTAACAATAGCACTCAAAACACTTTGCACTTCATCCAGTGAGGCAACACCTTCATTTTTCTTTACTAAAGCAATTACGCCAGCTTTTGACACAGCCTTTTTTTCCTTTTCGATGTGCAAACTTAAATATTCCAAAGCTTCCTTTGCAACCATTTTAAGCCCTGAAAACTTCTTTGCCTTCTGTGCGCTATTATAAACTACAAAATGCTCTACAAACATACGTTCTTTATCACTCAAAAGCTCATTCAAAGGCTTCACATAATCACCTCCAATAATCCAACCTTTAATATAGCACAATTTAAAACTTTTGTCAAATGAGCAAAACGGAGCTATAAAGACCACTTTAGCGAAGGTGAACATACATGAAAAACGGAGCTAAATCGTTTAAATCAAAACTTTTTTAAATTACGTTAACTTTGACAATTCATTATGTAGTTTGTCGGGAAAGTAAAAATTGGGTATAACAAAAAACCACTAAACCCCACAATATATACGCTCCAATAGTTACAAGCTTTACTACTGAACAGCGTCGTTAAAAAAAACGGTCGTAATTTTTTCAAAAACCGTACAAAACGCATTGACGACGTTCGATTTTTCGCTGATTATGGGCAATGTCGTTAATAAAAACGGCAGGGCAAACCCCTTACCATAGATACCTACTGGCTTTACTGCCAAAACCGTTTTTTACCCTACCCCTACTCTTTTATAAAAAAAATATTATTGTTTACTACTATATTTTCTCTTTTTCTTTTTTATTATTTTTTTGTATTTAAGATATTTATAATAAAAAACGGTAATGGTAGTAAAGATAGATACTGTCTATGGTAAAAGGATTCGTCTGCCGTTTTTATTCCCGACATTGTGGTAAAAAGGCTATTTTTCATACGTCGGGAATTCATTTTGTACGGTTTTTGAAAAGTTTACGACCATTATTATTTACGACGCATTTCATTAGTAAATCCCGAACCTACTCGCCTTATTGTATTTCCAGCGTTAGAGGTTTTTTGTTACACCCGTTTTTTACTTTCCCGACATTAGACATAATAATCCAAAACTGAACCATTTTCACAGTCAAACCTCAAATAAGCCGATTATATCAATTTACCTACCACAAATCTATCATAGTAACCTCGTTCATACTCACTCAATCGCAAAAACAACAAAATTTTAATAAAATCAAA